AAACATACTATAGATAAGGAATATACATATGCGAAAAAAACCAAGTGTACTCAATGACTATATTAACTTTGTTGATACAGTCACAAGTCCAGCATCCAAAGAGTTAATTGATTTTAAAGATGCACTAGAGATAATAGAAGAACAAGGTATTGAACCATCACGACTACTGACAGCCTCGATAGGATTGTCTGGTGAGGTCGGTGAGTTTAATGATATCGTCAAGAAGTTAGTCTTTCAAGGTAAAGAGGTAGATGACGATACAAAGAAACATCTCAAGAGTGAACTCGGTGACATATGTTGGTATATGGCACAAGCGATTATCGCACTAGATAGTTCATGGGAAGAAGTGTTTGACATCAATGTCGGAAAACTGTCGGATAGGTATCCAGGCGGTTTTGATGCATTGAAATCTGCAAGTAGGAAAGTAGGAGATATATAAACTATGAGTGATTTTTTTAAAGATATAATTAAGACAACTGGAAACGAGTATGCAGCTCTCGCCTCTGACGGAATAGAGGGTGCAGACGTAGGTTCGTTCATAGATACTGGCAGTTACATATTCAATGCATTACTGTCTGGTTCTATCTATGGTGGATTACCTAGTAATAAGATAACTGCAATCGCTGGTGAGTCTGCGACTGGAAAGACATTCTTTGTCATGGGTATGGTCAAGAGTTTTCTAGAAGCAAATCCAGAAGCTGGTTGTTTGTACTTTGAATCGGAAAGTGCGATTACGAAACAAATGGTTATCGATAGAGGTATAGACCCAGCAAGAATGGTTATCATACCAGTCACTACTGTACAAGAGTTTCGTACACAAGCAATCAAAGTTCTTGACAAGGTTCTCTTAGAGAAAGAAGAAAATCGTAGACCTATGATGATGTGTCTTGATTCACTTGGTATGTTATCGACTACGAAAGAAGTAGAAGATACTTCTGACGGAAAAGAAACAAGAGATATGACAAGGGCACAAGTTCTCAAGGCCGCATTTAGAGTTCTGACTTTGAAACTAGGTCGTGCTGGTGTTCCTATGGTTGTGACTAATCACACTTATGATTCTATGGGAAGTATGTTTCCGACAAAAGAAATGGGTGGTGGTTCTGGATTGAAATATGCAGCGTCATCAATCATATTCTTATCGAAGAAAAAAGAGAAAGATGGTACTGATGTTATTGGTAACATTATACATTGTAAAAATCATAAGTCAAGATTGACGATTGAGAACAAGATGGTAGATGTTCGTCTGAACTATGAAAAGGGTTTAGATAAATACTATGGTCTAACGGAACTTGCAATCAAGTATAACATCTTCAAACAAGTATCGACTCGTATAGAGTTGCCTGATGGTACTACACAGTTTGGTAAAACGATTATGAATAATCCAGACAAGTACTTTACGGAAGACGTAATGAAGTTATTAGATGAAGCTGCAGATAAGGAATACAAGTATGGAAAATTACATTAGATGTTATGATAACGTAGTTTCTGATTCTTTCTGCGACAGCTTGATACAGCAGTTTGAGAGTTTACCACAGCAGTATGAAAAACATAGTCAAGGGGAAATGTCTTTTACACAGATACATCTTCTTGCACATGATGAATGGAAAACAGAAGTATCGTATCTGATTGATATCTACAAAGAGTCAATAAAGAAATACAGAGAAGAATGTGGTATTGGATATCAATCTAATATCTGGCCACAGAAGTATGGGTTTGAGGGTATCCGATTAAAACGATATCTACCAGATGGTATAGACCAATTTGGTAATCATGTTGACGTAGCAGACTATGCTAGTGCAAGACGTTTTCTAGTTTTCTTTTTATATCTAGATAATAACAAAGGTGGTTCTACTTCTTTTCCAGATCATGGTATGAAATCAGAATGTAAGAAAGGTTCTCTACTTATGTTTCCGCCACTATGGCCTTGGTTACACGCTGGAGAGAAACCAATAGACAAACCAAAATATATACTAGGGAGTTATTTACACTATGTCTAAATTATTAAATCACTTAGGTGAACCAATCGAAAAGATGGTAGATGAATCTAAGCTACCAACCACAGAACAAATTCTACAAGACCCTATTACAAAGAAGTTTGTATTTTTAAATAGTGAAACTTATCCAGACCAGACTTGTATTGGATTGACTGAAGAAACAGATTATCATGGTGTCATCTATAAGTACGGCCAAGTCACTATTCCAGATGAAAATAAATTACTTGACAATGAACACTTGCAATTAAAGTTTAAGTATGATATACTAGAGAGTAATGGGATTCCAAAAGAAAACTTTGGAGATGAATTTTTTAAGTTAATTGGTGATATACTTTATCATATCATCATTGCACAATCAGAGGTAGGGCATGACAACAACACAGACGATAGAACGAACAACGCTGAGCAATCTAGTATCCAATGAGGAATATTGTAGAAAAGTATTACCATTTATTAAAGCAGATTATTTTGACGTAAAAGAAGAACGAGTTGTCTTTGAGGAGATAACAAACTTTGTCGATAAGTATAAACGTATTCCCACAAAGATTTCATTAGAGATAGAAGTTGAGTCTAGAAAAGATTTAACACAAGACCAACATACAAAAATTGTAGAGATTATTCAGACACTTGATTCAACAGACGTTGATATGGAGTGGTTAGTTGATACGACAGAAAAGTTTTGTAAAGACAAGGCTATCTATAATGCAATCGTTGAGGGTATCTCAATCATTGATGGGAAAGATAAGAAACGTAGTGCAGATGCAATACCAAGTATTCTTACTGATGCACTTGGTGTTTGTTTTGACAATGCTGTTGGTCACGATTACTTTGATAATGCAGAAGATAGATTTGAGTTTTATCATAGAGTAGAAGAACGTATTCCTTTTGATTTAGATTTCTTTAACAAGATTACTAAAGGTGGACTTCCTACCAAGACTTTGAATATTGCACTTGCTGGAACTGGTGTTGGTAAATCGTTGTTCATGTGTCATATGGCTGCATCTTGTTTATCACAAGGTAAGAACGTATTGTATATTACTTTGGAGATGGCAGAGGAACGTATCGCAGAACGTATAGATGCAAACCTAATGAACATCTCTATGGAAGACTTACATGACTTACCTAAGAAGATGTTTGATGACAAGATTAACAAACTACAAAAGAAAACAAATGGTAAACTAATTGTAAAAGAATATCCAACTGCAACAGCTCACTCTGCACACTTTCGTGGATTGATAAAAGAACTTGCAATCAAGAAGTCTTTCAAACCAGATATGATATTTGTTGACTATCTAAATATCTGTGCATCATCTAGATTAAAAGGAGCAACTAATGTTAACTCTTACACATATATTAAATCGATTGCAGAAGAACTTAGAGGCCTCGCCGTTGAGTGTAATGTTCCAATCATGTCTGCGACACAAACAACGAGAAGTGGATTCACCTCGTCAGACCTCGGCCTTGAGGACACATCTGAATCGTTTGGGTTGCCTGCGACAGCAGACTTTATGTTCGCACTCATCTCGAATGAAGAACTTGAGGGACTCAATCAGATCGTGGTCAAACAATTAAAGAACAGATACAATGACCCTACTGTCAACAAGAGATTTGTTTTAGGTATTGACAGAAGTAAAATGAGGTTGTATGATTGTGAACAGAAAGAACAAGAAGACTTGGTAGATAGTAATCAAACGCCTGTGTTTGATAATACTGACTTTGGTGGTAACAATAAGTTTTTGAAAAAGAATCTTGATATGTTAAAAGAAAAAAACTACGAGGACTTCAAAGTATGAGTATTGTAAACAAAGTAAAAAGTAAACCATACAAATCATCTAATGTTCATACGTTCAATATAAAGATACCTATTGTACAAAAAGTCTTAGACATATACACACCAGAAGAAACTGAAACTCTTGCTAACTATATCGTGAGTTTAGGTGATGTACAGAAAAAGAAAACAAATGTCAAAGCTCCTATGTCTGACTGGAATCTGAATGAAGACCACCATCTTGTAGATAGGTTGTGTAATAAAGTTTTAGATATTATCTCATTGACTTCAAATGAGGAAACTAATTTCAATGCACCTAGATTTTATATACGAAGGTGTTGGGGTGCATCTTATGGTAAAGGTGATTGGACTAAGGTACACAATCATGGGGCAAGTGCTTTTGGTTGGTGTTACTATGTTCGTATGCCGAAAGGTGCATCTCCCATTTGTTTTCCAGAAGCAGACTTAACTATACACCCTAAAGAGGGTGAAGTAATTATCTTTCCAGGCATAGTGGAACACTCTGTTCCCCCCTCTGATATCGAAGAAAAACGAATCATGATTGCAAGTAATGTCGGAATCAAATAAACAGTTTGTATAAATATAATTTCCAAACTTATAAAGGAGATTAAAACTGGTCAAATATAGAGTTTGCTCTAAGCAAGTTCTTCAAAAAGATTTGAAATTAGTTGATGCCCGAAAAGTAATATCCACATACAATGAAAATA